CTCGATCTCCTCGTCTAACGCCTTCTCCTGACGTGCTTCCAACGCCATCTCTCGAGCCTGTGGCTCTGGTTTCTTTGGTCTTAGTGCGCCCATAAATCACCTCGTTAAGTGTTTGTACAATTGATACGGCGTGAGGATGAACGGGTTGCGTATCCCTATCGCCTGCTTGATATGCCCGACACATGTGTTGAGCATAAATAAACTTCTATGATTATCGCGCACCTTGGCTTTGGCCACGATCACGTTTCCCTTCCGATGCGCTGAACTCATCCAACGTCATCAGATCCAGCCCCTCTGATGTCTTGCCATACACAATCCACCGGCCTGCGTCAGCCTTCAACAAGTAACAATGTTGGTATAACGGATGCAATAGCGGTGACCACCAGTGGTGTCGTGCCGCTGTGAACACAGCGTAAACGTTACCCGAAGACATTGAACTGAACCTTCGCTGTTCGTGGTGCTCGGTGGATGTGCTGTGTGCTTATCGCCTGACGGCCCTCACCCTCGCCTTGTAGCGCGTACTCCAACGCCTCTACCGGGTGGCTGTACTCGTTCTTGTCCGGCTCATCAGTGTATTTGTCGCCCGACACTTGGATGCGACGGTAAGAGAAGCCGCCCTGCAAGCCCTTGCGTATCATCTTTGCCTTGGGACTGATCAGGAACCTAGGCTTGCCATCCATGCACAACTCTTTCATCGGCAGTTCGAGCGCCGCTCTACGCAACGCGGGGTCATTCGTGAGGGTGGGAGTGCAGGGTATCCCAGCAGCACGCATGATCTTGAACGGTGTGTCAGCATTGGCTTGGTTCTTGTTGTCACCGGACGGATCACCCCACCCACGGAACTTGAACTTCGGATAGTTGGCGTCGATGTATCGCTTCAGTGTTGGTGCGAAGTCCACCGCCCCGCTGTCAGTCATGCAGAACTCATCGAAGCACACCCACCGACCGAGCGCATCACGCTGAACGAAGGCACACGCTGGTGTCCGCCCGAAGTCAAAGCCGAGCACAACGGGTGTATCGCTGTTCGGCTCGTAGCTATCGCCTGTGCAATGTATCGAGTCAGTGTACAGCGGATGCACTGGCTTGCCGCTTGAGACAAAGCCGTACTCGTTCGCCAAGTTAACCTTGATCCAATCATCTGTCTTACCCTGCAAGCCTCGACCATAGTAGTCCTCAGGCAGGTTGTGCAGGTTCTCCGCGCTCTCGTTCAGGTACCACCCGTCACCCTCTCGATACACACCACCCGGTTGCCGGTGAAACATCCAACCCTCTGGCCGGTCTTCTTCCGCCAGCTTGTAATACCAATGATCCTCGTCCGGTGCGTTGCTGTCACCGATCATGCCGTAGTGTGTAGGTCTCACACCCTCTTTCATTGAGGGATACCGGCCACATCGCAGGTCGAGCATGTCCACCACGCTCTTGCTGTGTTCCTTGGCTTCGTTCAGCCATGCCCAAGTTGTCTGAATGCCTCGTGCTTTCTTGACGTGATCAGGTCTGTCGAACGCGATGAAGATGACCTCGCTGCGTACCGTCGTTCCATCCTCCAACTTGAACTCAATCTTGTGGGTGGGCGGTTCCTTGTTGCCTTGCTTGAACTCACCCAAGTCTCCATGCACCTCCAACCAATCCTTGATGGTGGTCGAGAACAACTCGCTATAGGTGTTCCGCGCAGCAATGATCCTACTTAACCTCACCCCGTGGTTTGGGTGCGCCTTCTGCGTCACCGGTGCCTGCTCGCACATCAACTCAAGAAACTTGAGGATGACTTGGACGGTCTTACCAGAACCCAACGGCCCCATGATGAATGAGTTGCGTGACCGACAATCGGCAAACTCCTCCAGCACTCTCCCCTGCGGCTTCATGACGTACTCAATCGTCGCCATCGAATCGCTTTCTCTGCACTGCAATTACCAAGTCACCACCACCCTCACCCGTTACTTCAGTAGACTTTAGATCAGGAATAAACTTGGCCATCATCTTCAATGACAATGTAGCTGCGCTGTTCATGCGCTGTACTTCAACGGCGCTAAATTCCTGCCCCGGATCAAGCAAATTCCTAATAACATCATGCACATGCGCTTCGTACCCACTAGCCTCAATCTTCTTACGCATCTCGTCTTGACGCAGTGCTCTGTTCAGTTGCGCTCTAGTCTTCGCCAAGATTCCTCCTAAAGATCCTATCCCAGTTGTCTGCGAAATCAGATGGAGAGGTTTTGCCGCCCAGCCGGTTACGCGACCTTGGCCGATCCCCCTTTCCGCCGTGATCCCAATTCGGGAAGTGTTTTTCTTGATCCTTCTTGGGGATCTTGTGTCGATGGTCTGCCATGTATCGCCAAATACCAGATTGATTAACGGATAGCAATGGAATTATACCTTGTTTTTTGTTGACACTGGTAAAAATATAGTTTTTACTGGCTTCAACAACAACGGAGAACGGATATGGAACTGAACAACGCAATTGCAGAAATGGACTTGAGCAACCTCACCGACGAGCAGGTTAAAGTCATGATCCAACTGGCATGGTTTGCTGAGGATGGTTTTGATCAGGCAGCAGCAGTAGCAATTGGTCACGAACATCGCAAAGTACGCACCGCACTCGCTGGTCAGTGCATGGTGCTTCGCAACCGGCTAGGCCAAGAAAAACGAAACCGAGAGGAGGCCGCGTAAGCGGCCCGGGGAGGAAGTATGAAAGTACGAATAGACTTCACGATTGACGTTGACCCCAAGGTCATCCGCGCTTATATGGATGACATCGAAACCGACGAGACCATGAAAGAGTTTCTGGTGACGTGGTGCTCCGCCGCTGGCGCTGGGACGCTCGACGATAGTTTGCATAATGCCTTAAACGAATGGCACACCACAGGCATCGTGCGGCAAGACATATAGGGGATCACATGAGTCATGTTGAATCAGTCAAGGAGAAAAAATGAAACTACGATACCCCCTCGCCCTACTGCTGGTTGTTCTGATCTCTTGCGTCTCTGAGCAGGACTATCAGGACGCGCTGCACGAAGAGGCAATCTACATTCAATCGGTCTGCGATGGTGTCCACGGGGACTACCTTAATCTGCGGCCTGCTTGCTGACCAGCCACACATTCTCTTTGTCCTGATCCTCCGGCTTCTCTGCCGGTGGGTTGGGATCGTCGATGTCCACCAGCTCAGTAATTATGACAGTCACTTGGGAATTATCGCTCAGATTCTCGATTGTGACGTTAGGCATCGAATCGCTCCTCTATGAATCTTTCCCTCGCTGTCAATGTGGCAAGGTCATTACAGGCTTCTTCCAACAGCTTGATGTCTTTGGTTCTAGCGTATTCCGTGAGCAACTGAACCACCCTCCCGCTCAGGAAGTTGAGTTGATTGGCTACGATGTAGGCCGATGGTTCTATCTCCTTCATCATTCGTAGTCTACCCTGTGGATCTCCCCGCGCCACTCGTATTCACCGGCCTCGTGCTGGGAGTGAATTCGCACGAACTCAGGCTGTAACAACCAATTCTTTTTTATCGACAACAGCGCAAACCCGCTGCTCCAGTTGAGCGGAGCATCTTGAGTGTAATCGAACGACGGCTGGCTAGGCTCTGCCATCGTGCCCAACTGTATGCCCAGTCTAGTGCCGGTGTAATCAGTGAACGCCTTAGCTTCTTGGTGATGGGTATGGCCGGTGACCGTGTGCGTGCCCGACATCAAAGTCGTTCTGTGTCCGCCGGTAATGCCCGCGCCGATTGGCTTGTGACGTATCATGATTGGCCGCTCCGCACCCTCAATCCATAGACTGATTGAGAATATCCACGCGGGGAACTGCTCGCGTAGCGTGAATCCCGGCACCCCTTTGTACTGTGGCAAAGCGTCAGCCAGCTTCATGTCGAACCGAGAGTCGTGGTTACCCATCACCCAGTAGCGTTTTGAACTAGGCGAAGCCTTCTCGATCTCTTCCAGCCGTTGGTGGACAGCATTCAGTTCCTGCTCGACTGTCGGCCTCTCCTCCCACCCTAGTGGAGCGTGGCGACTAATGCTTGCGCCGTCCAGCAGGTCGCCATTCAGGACGATCACGTCAGGCTGTAGCTGTTTTGCCAACTCAACGAAGGCTAAGTGTGCGGTGGTGACTGTGTTGATTTCATAGTGCGCGTCTGATCCAACGAGGATCGTCATATCCTTCTCGACCTTCAAGGTCTGACGCACTGACGGGCGTGGTGTTTTGTCCCTCGACAGATGAGCGGGGACTGAGATGCTCCGGCCAAGCGCCTCTTCTGCCCTGCGCCGTCGATGGAATACGTTCCTGATACCTACATCATACCGGCTCGCCATGCCTTGAGCGCCGATTGATGAGAACTCGGTCGCAAACACTTCATTATCTTGCGGGAGCTTATTTTTGGCCATCGAGTAATCCCCCACGCCTCGCGTAGTTGTTGGAGACGTGTGCAAAAACCTGCCGTTTTAATCCGTCGTCTCTCTCTCGCTTCGGCTCCGCATCCCACACCTCTTTCATCGCAGCGTCCATTGCCTTGACCATGTCAGCAGCCACAGACCTTGGCGACCTCACCCGCACACCCTGCGCTCATGCGCTTTAATCTGTTCTTCCCAGTCTGAAATCATCTCGCGGTAGTCCGAAACATAAAACTTTACCGAGTCTTTCTTCGTTGCCAGCATGTGCTCGACTGCGTCTTTGCCATACCAATCAATCATCCAGATCGTGTATTGCGCCTCTGCGCTCCCGTGCTTCATGCCGAACCCGTTACAGCCCCGGCACTGAGGATGCACATTCTGTTCCTCCAGCGCCCACCTCGATGACGAACCCTTGGGGATAAAGTGGCCGCCGTCTAGCTCTTTATAGTGTTGGATCTTGCCACACGACACGCAAGCCGCGAACCCTGAGTCATCGGCTGCACTGATTCTTGCAAGTTTTTGCAGGGTCTTCAATGCCTTGGCGCGGAGTGTTGCACTGGTTTGTTTCTTCGGCATTACACAATCCGGCGCTGGTTGGCTTGCTTTGTCTGCTCCGCTCGGAACTGTAGATCCAGCGCAGCCATCTGCTTCTTTGCCATCTCTACTCGGAGGTTTGATTCTGCAACTGCTTTGAAGTGTGCTGACCATTCGGGTGTGGCTTGGACTTCGACCTGTGCCTTAGCATGGCTACACCCCGCGTCCATGTGTGTCTTCGTTGATAAAGCCGTGTAAGACTTAAACGCTGTTTCATTGTCTATCGCTATTTGTGACCATTCCTCCCACTCCCCTAGCCTTTCACTGAGGCGATTGAGAATGCGATCTATCTTGTTTTCTTCCATTCCCTCACTCCCTTTTCTTTAGACATGCCGTGACATTTAGTGGGGTTTGGTGACCCACCAACAAAATTTATATCGACAGACTGTATTTCCACTCGATCATTTCCCTGTATATGGAGGCTGACCCAGACCCGACCCACTCCCCTGTCTATCTAAAAATAGAGGGGGAGGTTTTGTCACCGTTTACGAGTGTTCCGTTTGGCGCTCCCACTAAAGCGCCCAGCTTTCTGTCAAATTGTCTTTGTTGGTCGTTTCGCTCAACGGGTCAACCACCCGCACGCTTTCGCGCCTCTGCCACCGAAGTGGAGCAAAAAAAAAGGGCCGACCCTCTCACAACAGGGGAGGAGGAGAGGAAGAGGGCCGACCACAAACTTAAACCGTCCAGCCTTCTAAAAAGATGTCCGGTCGCAAATCGTAAGGTTGCACTTCGCCATCAGACACTTGGCACAATTTAACCACGTGTATAGATGGTACCCCACTACGCCGCCAATGTTGAATCTGCTGTGGATATGTGTGCATGGCCCGAGCCAACGCGCTCACACCGCCAGCCTTCACTCTTAACCTTTCAAATACTTCTGGATTCATTTCATTCTCCTGTTGACTGCCAACAGTACACTGAAAATAATTCGATTAAAAGCTTGATATGCTTAAAAGGTTCACGTTTAATAACGCTTCAACAACAGAGGAAAACGATATGTACGACGTACCAGATAGACCGATTTCAGCCGACCCCAACTTCCAACGCATGTGGGGTGACGATGACCACGTTCACCAGATGGATGAAGTGGATGACAACGACACGCAGTTCAACCTGCATTGGTTCGGCATGGACGAGTACCTGTCGTTTGACAGCGGATTGATCGCCGACACCCGCGATGAGATGGATCGGCTTGTCGATCTGCTTCGCAACGAATGCGGTCTGGAGGTTAGTCAGCATCCCCATAACGGCGAAGAGTCAGACGTGCAGGGTGGGCTGGAAGATGCCGACGTTATTAACGGCAACCCAGCCGGTCAATACTTCATCATTGAACGCCGTCGAGTGATCGGTGTCGTGACGGAGGTACTGTGATGGGCAGAGTAAAATCAGAAATGTTCCACGACGATCTTGGGCCGGACGATGAGTTGGTACCTAAGCGCACCGGCGAAGACGTCCAAAAAGAAATAGAGGAATGCGACATCCCACGCGGCACGCAAGAACGACGAGAGTTTATGCATAAAAAGTTGAAGGAGTTGATTGAACATGTCAGCAAGTGAAATCTACCACGCGCTCAGTAGGCCGTGGGCTAAAGGAGAAGTGAAAGAACGTAAAGGGCCGGGCGGTAAGATGCTGTCTTACGTTGATGCCCGCCAAGTCCAGAACCGATTGGACGAAGTCGTTGGTACGGAGAACTGGCAGACACATTTCTCGGAAGTCTGCGGTAATTACTGCTGCACCCTCTCTGTGAAAATAGATGGGGAGTGGATAGCCAAGTCAGATGGTGCCGGTGAGACCTCAATCGAAGGCGACAAAGGCGGTTTCAGTGACGCATTCAAACGCGCCGCTGTGTCCTTCGGTATCGCTCGGTACTTGTACTCAGACTCGGGCATGACACCCGAGCAATTCGACAAGCGCCGTGGCGTTATGGCTGACGTTCAGTCAGAAGATCCAGCCACCGTACCTAACGAAGCAGACAAGATGTTGGCAAACGAACTCGCGCAGGCAGTACAGAGCGAGAACAAAGAAAAAATCCTAGAGATCTGGGCCAGCCTTGTGACCGATCAGGAACGAACCGTGGCGACGTGGTCACTGATTGGAAGCCAGACCCGAACATACATAAAGAAAACTGTGAAGGAGAACCAGCAATGAAACCCAAACACGGATTCTCGAAAGAGATCTATACAATCGTGAAGGCGGACGGGCCACTCGCCTACAGCGGCATTCACGCCCGATTGAGGCAGCGCAGTGTGCGGATGTCAAAAGACCAAGTGCTGAAAACCCTCAGCAACATGGTGCAGCGGAATCAGCTTGTGCGCTCAGAGCGCAACCCGAAGAAGTTTGTGGTCGTGGGGTTTGATGAGAACGTGATTGTCTCCGACCCTGTACCAACCCCTCCCGCTGTGGAGAAAACCCCTGAGATCGCAGAATTACCCCCTTCTGAGGGACTTACACAGTTAGATTCAACAGCGATCACGATGATCGCAGCCATCGCGGCAGGCACCGCCGCACTCACCACAATTATTTTGAGGTATTTATGAGCGATAAAAAACGCGAATTCGCAAACGGCCTATACGTCAAGGAGCCTTGGCCTAATTCGCCGGATTGGGTGAAATTTCGTATTAACATTAACAGGGAACAACTGATGCCTTGGCTGCAAAGCACAGAGACCGACAACGGCTGGATTAATTTAGAGGTGAAGCTCAACCAGAAAGGTGAATTATTTGCTGACGTGAATCGCGGCAAGAAAGGACAGCAGGCTCCGCAGCCAGCGCAGCCAGCCAAGTCGAATCCGTTTGAATCTCTGGACGAGGATATACCTTTCTGATTCTATTGTGTGGCGGGAAACTTTCCGGGCAGGCGAGCGCCAGCGTCAGCCTCCCGTAAGGGATATGAGAATCAGATGGTGTGCTTGTGCCCGCATTGATTCACACATCAACACCATCAACTGGCGCACTTAACTAAGGAAAGACATGATTGAGAAAGAAGACTTCACGCGGCTGTATAAACCATTCTTCCAGCTTCACCCGTTCAAGAAACGGGACTGGCCGGACGGGTTGGGCGAAGTACATTACAAAGCATTCTGCCGTGACAGCCCCGCCCTCATGCAAGAAGCGATGGGCTTGTTGGTCGAGAAGCTAGACCACTTCCCAACACCCAAGGACATACGGGCGCAGATCACCGCACTCAGTACATCAAAGAGTGAGGGCAACGAAGGCAAGACCAACGGCACCAGCATTAACGAAGAGATAGCTACGCGCTACCTCGAGCACAAGCATGGCGTGGAGTACAACGGTAAGCCAGTGCCGTGTCCTGACCCTCTTCCGTCGTGGATTAAACAAGAGGTTGACCGGGTTGATGACATGCTCGGCCCGCAGTTCCCCATTAAATCTAAGCTAGGAAACGTAGGCTTTGCCATTGTCCAAAAGGAAAACCGATGAACGACGCACTCAAAGAATTCTTAGCCAACGGTGGTGAGATTCAGCAGCTACCATCGAATGTGCCACGCGACTTGAACGTCTGCCTGAATTGTAAGAACCTATTCCCCACAGCGGAGATGACCAAGGGTAGCCAGCGCCGATGCAAGAAGTGCCACGAGAGACACACGAACTTCAAGACGAGCCGGTAGACTTGTTTTACAAAGCCATCAAAGCGCAAGAAAGACTGCAGCGTGAGTATCTCGATTACAGGTTAGCCAACGTCAGCGCCCCGTTCAGTGAGGCAACCAAGCGGCAGATATGGGAATGGCAACGTCAAAAAAAGACCACTCGGTGGATTGCGGACGAACTGAAGGTGACACGCTACAAGATTCACCTGCTAGTTAAGCGGACATCGTGGCCTGCGCCGACGAACCTAGCCTAAAACAATATCGAGGCGAACCAGACAGCCACGAAGATACCGGCGATCATAGCTGCCACGCAAACCACACTCCCTAACAGCGGCTTCATATCTGGAAGATCAGCCAGATAGCGAGCATGATAGCGATGGGGATGAGGCCAACAGAGACAGCGATGACAATGGCTAGCTGGGTTAGCTCTTTCTTCCTGCGCTTTCTAGCCAACTCCAACTGGCGGATCTCAGCAGCCCTAGCCTTGCGAGCCTCGGCCATTGCCTTCATCGCATCGTCCCACAACTGACCGTTGCCCGAATAAAGGAATGCCTCGCGCACTTGTGCTAACGCATCGTCAGCTTCCTTCTTCGCTAACTGCGCTTTGACAGCATCGGCTGCGCTGAGTGTCTTGGTGTTTTGTAGTCTTTGTAGATCGTGCTGACCCTCGGCTAGTGCGGATAGGTAGCCACTGATCTGGCTGAGGTCTTGAGTTGCTTGAGCCGTTTTGTTTAGAGCAGAGGCGGCCATGTTAAGGCCACTGATGATAGCCCCTAGCTCAAGAACCATTCCTTAGTAAACCCATAACACAGGTTCTGTCTCGCGCATATCAACGTGAACGAATGTCTTGGCTACGCCTATGCCTCGGAATCCAAGGTAAAACGCCTGTTTAACTAACTGCCTACGTTCCACGCCATTAGCTACTGCGATGTCACAAGCAATACCCTGTGCATGGGTACCCGGCTTTGACTTCTTAGCCTCTAAACTATGACGGGGAGAGCGGTATCCAGACGTGATGTACAGCGGTCTACCAACAGCAGAGCGTAGCTCATCGACCCTGCGTATAAACTCCGAGTCCATCTCATTCTCGCCGGTCTCTTGGCAGTCGAAGTCTTCACGCTTGAAGTAGAGGTAGTCCATCACTTCTTAACCTTGTTCATTATTCCTATCGCGCCCCTCACACCGAAGGATGCAGCGATGATCACGGACAACCCGTACTGGTACCACTGCGGCATGGTCGCTAGAACTGCAAAGCCCTCACGGACATACGGTACAGCCGAGGGTACGAATGCTAGAACCAATGGGATGGAAAACAGAATGGTGATCCACTCGTCTTTCCAGCTAGTATTGCTAGCCCTAGCCATAGCGGTTTCCCAATCAGCCGCGCTCTTCGATTGGTTGATCATAACCGCAGCTTCAGCCTCAGCCTTTGCTTTAGTCTTGGCAACCTTGCCTTCGATCCACGTTCTGCCCAGATCGGCAATCGGCCCTATGGCATTGAAGAAGCTCACTTGTCTGCCTTCTCGTCCAGCTTGAGCATGATTCGATTAAACATATCCCGTAGTTCAGCCATGTCTACCCGATAGTCATCGCGGCGTACATATGTCTCGGTCGATCTACGCTCCATGTCGTACAGTTCCCTGCGCGTACCTTGTAGCATGTCCCAGAAAATCTTCATAAAGAAACCAGCCAATAGCATCAGCCCACCAAGAACTACATCGAAGGCCGTGTTCATGTCCATTAACTTCTCGCTGTCTTAGCCGAGTCCTTAAACGCTTTCGCCGTGGGCGCTCCAGCAGTGCCGGGTTTACGCATGCGCTCGCCAGACCCGCCAGCAATACGCTCACGCTTCTTCATAATGTTGTAGTACAAACCCTTCTTAGGTTTCTTCATGTCCATTTCGTCCTGTTAGCCCAGTATGCCGCAGACATCTTGCCCTTGCGGATGTTCCTTGCGTGTCTCGCCTTGAACGATGCACGCCTGTTTCTTGCCGATTCAGACTCACTCTTGCTGGGAGGGGAGCCGCTTACACCTTGCTGACCGTAACGGATGGTCTTGACCTTATCACCCTCTTTAGCCACAACGACGTGCGACTTGGTCGGATGCTTCGGTGTCCTCTTTGGTTTGTTGTAACCAGACACACCGATCCTATCAAGCAAGCTCTCACTCATTGTTGAACGCGATCTTGTTCAGGATCTTGTACGCCGTGATTGCCCACGGCTTATCTTGTGGTGCAGTCGTGGTTGCACAGATGACCGATGCTATAGCTATAGCAGCCGTCACTATGTTAAAGGCCAGTATTATGTATTCCATGTCAGTCTCCTATTTCTACCCATTGACCGTTATCTTCATCCCACTCATAAATACTATCGCTCGATTCGTCATCTGGATAAGGTACAGGAGGATTCCAACAGCAAGTGTCTTCATCCAATACCCAGCTAGGAAAGGGCTTGGGAGGGATAAATGCGTCACGCACTGGGTCGTATGTAAACCCAATACCAGCGTAGTTTTTGCGTAAAGCCACGCCGCCATCAGGCTCTAAGTCCTGACCCAGATGAACACCCTCGCGAGTATTGTAAGAGGTCTGCACCCAAGTCCCTTCCTGAGTGTCAACAAACTCTTGCTCGGCAACAATCACGTTCTCAACAATACCATCAACTACTTTTGCAAAATGCGCCATGACTTATCCTATGCCGTAGTAAACGTGCCACTAGAAGTGAACGTATGGTAGGTGTAACCCCCAGAGGATGTAATGGTTCCGCCTGTGCCCCGTTGCCCTCCTTGGTATCTAACAATCGCTACACCTGAAGCGCCGTTACCCGGCATACCCACTACGCTGTAAGTGTTAAGGGTTCGACCTCCACCACCTCCACCAGATCCAGTATTCACCGTTGCGTTAGTTCCGTTAACTTTATAAGTCCAAGTTACCGATGCACCCTTACCGCCGCCGCCTGAACCACCAGCGCCAGCGTTATTCCCAGCTTCGACGTTAGATCTTTTTCCGGTAGCGCCACCGCCACCTCCACCACGGGTCACGCCGTCAAGCCATGTATACCCCGGCCCACCAGCAGCGCCAACTAGCTCCACATTCCCAGCATCTACGCCATCACCGCCTGTGCCAGCCCCGCCACCGCCATTGTATGCGCCGCCTAAATTTCCATCACCGCCATAGTAACCATTTGAATGCACCAACCCGGGCCACGCTGAGTTACCCCTACCGCCACCACCACCGCCGCCGCCTGCGCCTGACGAGGAGGGCTGATTAATGGCGCCGCCGCCACCACCGAATGCATACAATTCAAGCGTAGAACCCCCAGAAGAGCGATAAAAATAAGTACCGCCTCCTGTGGCACCCTGATTATAGTTTGAGTTTTGTGCTGAAGAGCCACCGCCTATGTAGACGGTGTAATTCAAACCCGCCGGTGGTTCCGTTACTGTGCCTGTTAAGTATTGGCCAGCGGCACCGCCGCCAGAAGCATAATACCAAGTAGCCCCCACTCCACCGCCAGCTATGGCGTATACCTCTAAGACGTAAGGAACTGGGCCGCCCCCAGCACCTACAGCTTTACGCATAGAGAACGCGCTTACGTTAGCACTTAGCATTTAGACCACCATTGCATGGATGCCGGTGGCAGTAGTCCCTGTACTGAGGACTCGCTTCACCGAGCAGATCAGATAGAAATTATCAGGTACAGCCACAGTCCGAGTCACACCGTCTTTAGTGTGGAACGAGACGTTACCCTCACCCGTAATGTATAGACCAATAGCAATGTTACCAGTGCCTACGTTGTCTGACCCGTTTGCCGGTGTAACCGGAACCATGTCGTAGACGCTACCGTTTAACTGACCGTCTACACCTCTGAATGGATTACCCATCTTGAACCTCTCTAAATTGTGATTTCTGCAACAGACCCAAGTTGAACTTGGTCACCGTCGCTTTGCGTTATAACCGCGCTCATACCGAGCGGTTGTCCTGACCTGATGAACAGCGTGTCACCTACCGACAGCAGGCTAGATGCGGCACCGAAGTAGTTAGCCTCACTAGCCACCTCACTCGGGGTGCTATCAGTCGTGTATTCCCATGTGACCCTGCCGTCAGCAGAGCCACCAATAGGACGTAGATCTTCCTGTGAAAAACTCATAGTCAGTCCTTATTCAAAAATGAAGTTGCCGCCGACCTTCTCTAGCGCGAACCAGAAGCTGCCAGCAGTAGAGCCAACGGGCGTAGCCACAAGATTCCCTGACGATACAGTAAATGTAAACGAGGGGTGGTTAGCGGCAGATCCTGACACCAATCCTAGCTTGGCAATCTCAACAACTTGCTCACCAGCTACGGCAGTCTTGCTAATCAGCAGCTTGTAGATGGCCGAGCCGATAGACCCCGTCGTTCCGAATGCGCTGTTACAAGCAGTAATAAGTATCTCGCCTGAGAAGTCATTGCTTGTGCCCAACGAACTGTCTAGCGCAGTCAGTGTTTGTGCCCCAGATGCAGAGAACGCCTTGCTGTAAATCAGCTTGGGTGCAGTGTAGTTCGTCTGGATAAAGCCGTTATCAAACGCCCTCGCCCCTGAGTTTTGCATCAGCGGATCTTCGAGAACTAACTTAGCGCCTTGACCTGTAGCGATGAAGTCATAAGTGCCAGCAATGCCAGTAGAAAAGGATACAGGCTGCTTCTGAACAACAAAGTTTGTAGTAATGTCGGCTGCTTTAACGTGAGTGTGGTTTGCAAAACCGTTGTTCTGCTTGTTGTTACCACCACAGGTATTGCCTATACCAGAAACCCAGTTAGCTTCATAACTAGACCCAGACTCAAAAAAGAATCCTGACCGGGCATTGAACTCAGCACCGTTAGAAACAAACGACACACCACGATTGCCTAGTATGTGGTAGCCGTATCGGTTCTCATCCGCTGCGTTAGAGATGTAAGACGAGTAAACATTAAAGTCGCTCTTGAACCCAGCGTATGAGTAGAACTTCGTTGTTATCTTGTAGACGTGCCCAGCGGTAGCGCCAGACGTTAAGGTAATAGTGCCGCCAGACGCGCCCAAGGTAGTCACGTTGTAATCAGCGCCCTGCACCAACGGTGTGTCTAATGCCGGATTCAGCGTAGAGTTATAGACAGTAATGTCGCCATTCGCTGTAGTTGGGAACGTATAAGCGAAGACAGTCTGACCACCAGTAGCGGTGATTGTATCCGTCACATCACTAGGCGTACCGTTCAACCTGCCGTAGTTGTTGTCCAGCGTCCATGACGTGTGGATCTCGAAGTTATGATAGAACCCGTTTTGCGCGTTCTCCTCCGAGTTGCAGCCCGATACCTTGCCTAAGTAGGATCGCTCAAACGCAAAGCCGTCAGTGCCGCTAGACTTCACCTGCACCTTGTCAAAGCTATTACGGTTGGAAGCAAACGAGTTGCCAACAGACTCTATGTTGATGCCAGATGTTGTAGCGTTTAATACCGTCAGGTCAGAGATGTTGTTGAAGATACCCTTAACCAACTCAATGCCCGGCCCTGATGTAGCCGCAGCGGTGTCGATGACAGTGCTCTGCCGCCCCGCTCCCTTCAGGGTGATGTTGTCTACGTTGTACGTTTGACCGCTGTTGTTGACCTCTACAGTGGCACTAGTCTTAAACACACCGCGAGGGAGGTTCAAGGTATTACCAGTGCTTACCTCGTCACCGTAGGTAGACGTGATAGATGCCTGTATAGCAGTGGTGTCATCCGTACTGCCGTCACCAGTTGCACCGTAGTCAACGACGTTTTTCGTTGATCCAGATACAAGCCGGTTGTGTGCTTTTGTTAAAGCCATTTTACGCTCCTAATTCTGGACGAGTGCTTGGGAAGTTTGACGTGCTAGGCCAATCCCGTAACGCGGTTCTGTACGTCATGTACGCTGCTCGTTGCGGATGGTCAGACAGAGGTACGATGTAGTCTGTAGCCTCTAGCTCTCCATCACGCCACATCCTTGCGGCTTCTTCCGCCGTAGGAGTTGCGGGTGTAGGGGCTACCCACACTTCATAGTGGTCAAAGTTAGCCTCAACGAAGTCAGCGTCAGCAATGATGGTATTTGTGATGTTACCGTCAGCATCTTTAATATTGTATTTCACTTAAATCTCCTTACGGTATGTACTGGATGACAACAATACCTTCGCCGCCACGACCAGATCGAACATAAGTGTTTGAGGTTGGATTTCTAGCGCCACCACCACCACCGCCAATGCCTCCATGACCCCCCGTTGTAGACGTAACTAATCCTGAACCAGTCTGGGTCTGAGACGCAGATCCTCCGCCAGCTAGCGGCCCTCCGTTAATACGCATATCAGAAAAAGTTGTGGTTGCATAATTATAACTTATACCAATACCACCAATCCCACCCGCCAACTGTCCTAATGTTGAAGACCAAAAATCTCCTACAACGTCACAATCTCCACCATAAATGTTCATGTCAGTTGCAGTTTGTCCACCTGTGTTCCCTGTGCCTGTTATCCCTACAGCGCCGCCACCCTTGCCTTTGACACTGCCACCGCCAGTATTATTTACGTCGCCATTCGCGGCGGTGCCACCAGAAACGGCACCTGTACCTGCTTCCCCACCGACGCCTCCATTAGCTGTTAATGTGCTGGATAAACCAGTTCCAGCAACAGTGCTATTGCCTCCATTATTACCCGCAGTTTCACCTGTAACCTGCGCTCCACCAGCGCCAACGACTACTGTAAAAGATCCAGAGGTTGTAACGGCTAAAGAGTTTTTTCTACAGTAACCCCCAGCACCCCCACCACTTACGCTCGCAGTATTACCACTAGAGCCACTACCGCCAGCGCCAATGACGTGGATCATTATGTTGCCGTCTTGAGGCGGAACCCAAGTCTGTGACTTACTTAAAAAGATTGTAGGGAATGACGCAGAGCCACCACCACCGCTAATAAAATCTGTAAAGTTGCTCATGACATTACCCACCCTTGAGTTGCATCTGTGTATATGAATTGTATGGAGAGATACGCCGCGTTCATTGTGAAGTCAGACGCACTGCTCATTATCTTCGACCCGTTACGTCCTACCACCGTATTAGTGAAGTTACCTACCGTAATCAGGACTCGTTGACCTATAGTCGGTGAGGCGGGGAGTGTGATAGTTCGCCCAGCGGCACTAACGTAAACGTGCGTGTTAACCGTAGCCGTCATAGACGCTGCTGTAACTGTGGTAGTGATACCCACCGATACAGGCACGGAGGCTAGGTTAAGCGTCACATCACCTTGAGTGCCACCGCCCGACAACCCTGTACCAGCAACGACTGCTGTGATGTCACCTATCACGTCAGAGTTGCGTATGAACTTACGCACCTCAATGGCTGCGTTGAACGGTGGTGCCTCAGAGAATGTAACCACTAGACCAGACAGCGTGTAGGAACTAATGGCCTGCATGATTCCGTCAATGGTTATCTGCAACAACCTACCTGTTACCGGCGCAGTGCTTAGGGTAAACGCTGTTGTAGTGCCGTCACCCGTGAACGTGTCTTCAGTCAGGATCGTTACTTCTTGAGCCTTCAGGTAATCAACAGCCTCAACAGCACCCGTAGAGTCAAAGCCTAGAAGCCTGTGAGAGCGCCCAGATGCTACTGGTAGCTCCATGTTGATTGAACTCAGATCAGTGACCGGCTTTTTAACAGAGCGAGAATCGCTTGTAGCGTTCTGCTGGATAGCCAACCACAATCGGTCGAAGTCTTCGTTAACCTCCGAAGCTAGAAAGTCACCGCTATTCTGGTAGTCGGTGGTACGGTTTAGCGCCATGTCTCTATAGATGGTGATAACGTCACCGGCAGTAGCGCCAACAGCAAGCGTGATATTTCCACCGTTGTCATTCCCCACACCCGACACGGTGTAGTTAGAACCCTCTGATAGAGTCGTGCTGTTCTTTAGTACAACGAGGTCATCCTTGTCATACACCTCAAACGTGTACGCAAAGACAGTCTGCCCTGCTGTAGCAGTGTATTGGTTACGAGCAGTCGTATTCGTTACCGTCATAGGTCACCTATTTCTTTTTCGACTTTATCAAGTCCGTTGCGGATAAATGTTAAGTTCTGTCCCGGCAAGAGCCGCCGCAACGCTCTTGTGTCTGATTCCGTCCAATCATCCTCACCTAACCCAGCGTTTGCCACTCTAGCAACAAGGTCGATTCCTGACCCAAATGTTGGCCCCATAAGGCCATCCGCTATGCTTCTTGAGGCAAATCTGGCTGCGGGCAAATCAGCACCAAGGAGAGGTCTTAACCCAAAGTTATTGGAAGAAATCTTCTCCATTGTATTGTTGATTTCCATTATACCGCCTAATGCGCCTGACCTATCTATTCCTTCAATAACTAACGCGATTGGATCGTCTGTTATCTCCCTGCCCGCATCCTTTTGCTTGAATGCGTAGGACATCATTCCTAGCGTGGTGAGCATCAAGACACCACCCAAAGCGTTGTGGTCTTGTCCTTGCAGCGCGGCAATCGTCATCCGCTGCGTTGATGCAAACATGAACGACCGGAACTGGAGAATTGTTTTGCCCATTGGGGTAGACATAAACAAAGGCTTCTCTTGCCCCGGAACCACAATTACCCGATCAGATTCTTTCCTTAGGGCAGCGCCCCAAATCTGCTCAAGCTCTGGGTTGTCCCAGTTCTTAGCGTTAGACAGCCACACGCCATCAACCTTCTCTGCGTACTTCTTTAACTGTTCAGCAATAGCACTAGCGTTGCCGTCATCAATGCCTAGTCGGGACAACCTCTTGTCAACCTTGCCTTTTAACAAACCATCAACGACAGAGTTCTGCATGGTCACTACATGGAGTTGCTTGACGGCAGTAGTCCAGTAGTCCATCAGGTTGATTCGACCAAAGTTGTCCGTTAGCGATTGCACCCCGCGCTCAAACTTTGTGCCGCCTTTAGTGTAGTCAGAAATGTCAGAGATAATCTGTGACCGGCCACCCATCAACGCATCAACACCTATGCCGTATCGCTTACCTTCGGCAGCAGACACTTGAAAGGTTTTAAGGTTTTTAGCGAGAGGAACCAAGCCTTTAGAAAAGGTCTTACCTATTCCTTCAGCCATAAATATACGGGCTACATCAGGAACCGATGAGGCAACAACGCCACCCATAAGCCTCAAGTAGTTTAGGTTTCTAGCCACCCGACCAGCTCTATGGAATATGTTATCGGGGTCTTCCATTGCATACACGCCGCGCATCCGATCCCGCATCCCAGCTATATCTTCAATATCGCTATTCTTGGCCTTCTCTAAAAGAGCTTTTTCGCGCTTTAGTTTTAGCCATCTTCATGGCATCGCTATACCACTTCTCAATCTTGCCTATCTCTTGACTAAGCTCGATGTCATCGTCAGGAAACTGTCTTTTAATCTCAATGTCTGGCGCAATTTGGCGCAGATAGATCCGCCCTAAGTCTTCAATGTTGTTTTCCAAGAAGTCTTCAACAAGGTTGTCGGGTATCTGAAAAGTCCTAGAGCGGAGAGGGCCGCGCATTGGCGTACCGTTTAGTTTGTTACCGCTAGAGCCTTCGCCAATCTTCCAGTCATACGGAAGCCTTCCGTCTGGAGAACCTTTAATCCTTTGGGCAATCTGCCGGGCGATGTCCTCATACTCCATGTCCTCAAGGTCTAGCTGCTCCTTGAAGTCGGACTTTTCGATAATTGCTTGAAGCCTAGTTTTTTCTGCGCCGGTGGCGGACTCTACATCAAGCCTCGCCCTTTCTGCTTCTGCCCTTAGCTCAATGTCTTTGTCTTTCAGCCACTTACTAACAACAGACAAGAACTCATCATAATTAGCTACAATTTTGTCTTTGTTCCATCGTCTATTTAGATAGCCAACAGCCGTTGTTACATCAACGTCCTCGGGCAACAGCCCAACCTCAATGGCCTCGTTCTTTAGGGGATCGTATAAATTTGACCTCCAAGACCTAGCAGACTCTAGCGCCTCGGGTATGTCAGACGCATCGTTACGCAAAGCCCTTGCGACGGCTTCATTGAACTTTATCCTACTCAGATTTCCGCCAGCTTTTTTGTACGCTCTAAACTGGTCTAAGTGGTTAGCGAGGGCAGTGTTGTAACGGCCATCTTTTATCTTGATTCGAGACTCTACGGCTGTAACCCCACCCCTATCCATAGCTATCGGGTTTTCAGCTAACAAATTTGCCAGCGTCCTAGTAAAAGGATTTGCGCTAGTTATGGTTCTTGATAACGGGTCAAACGAAAGCGCCTTAACAAGAAACTTACCCACCTTACCCTTAACTTCCTCACCATTAGCGACTTGCATTGCGCCTGCACTCAAGTCTGCCGCAGATATACCTTCGTCTGCCGCTTGTTGCTGTAGGCTAGGGGTCTGCCCCGGCTTTGCTACAGCTAACTCATCCCCTGTGGGAACAAGGTATTCTTGAATTGAGTTAGGCTTATTAGCCGCAGCAGGCAGTCTTAAATGTGCCTCCCCGTCAAACAGATCATCCAAAAAAAGACGATCAGCGGGTATTTGCATTTCTATCACCTCATCCCCAAAACCTTCTGCTTGACCAGCCCTTGAGGTAGAAAAAAACAACCCGTCTTCCTTAGGAGTCATATGCCCGGAGCTACGGATTATTTCGGCCTTTTCCGCCGTTGTTCGATGATAAACCGTGACCAACCCATCTTCAGTTACTTGGCTAAATGCAGAAATTTCGCTAAGTAAATCATCAGCAGCATCAGTATCCACAACCTTTGCCGTAACCCCAATCTCTGGTGTGCTTAGAATTACAGAGTCTTCGCCAGCGAGGATACGAGTCTCAGGCTCCATTGATTTAGCCATCTCTTTGATTTGGCGCTCATCTATGTATTGGGCGAGTTTGCCTACACCAAAGCCAAGAACCCCGCCTAAGAACGCACCCGCTCCCACGTTTACAGCAGACTCACCATAAGTCCTTTCTAGCTGTGTTGCGTGTAATGCAGCCTCTTGTATCGCCGTAGACGCAGCGGTAACGCTGCCTGTAACAGCCGCAGACTTGAGTATTGACCCGCCAGTTTTGTATGTCCTAGCAACAGCGCCTCCGATGGGAATGAAGTTGACCGGATCGGTAAACCCAACGCCAAGACCTAAAGCAACGGATATAGCGCCGCCGTTAGCAATAGTCTCTCTGTCTTTACGCTCCCTAGCTTGTTGCCTGCGGACAGCGTTCAATTCGTCTTCTGACTCAGCCAAGGCAGCATTAACAACAAACTGCTTGTCGCTTTTTTCTTCTTCAGACATAAAGTCGTAAGGGTTATACGACCTATCACCAACCTCGTCTGGCAGACCCTTTTCTTGGTTTAAGTAAGACCCTATTGTGTTTTCAGTGCGCCAAAGCGCCGCAGCAATATCAACTACCGATGGATCATCCCCCTGCAAATCGGCTGGGATGTACTTTTTAATAGGCACTTGAGACTCTGGTGCAGGCTTAAATGGCATTACTCACCGTCCACATAAAACACGCTCTTACCTGCGGCTAGACGTTTTTTGGCATGAGCAATCGCCTTGTCCTTTATGCTTTTAGGAATGTTTTTAGCATTACCCTCAATCTGCATGTTTGCCAGCGTGTCTATTTCTTCTTGAGTGAGGGTGGGCACCATTGCGGGCACCTCCATTTCCTTGCCGTTTACCGGCACACCAATAGATACCTCAGTCATTGTGCCGCCTTCAACAAGATTCTTCACTGGGCCAAGGTATCCCCTAGCAGATTTCAACGAGCCGTCAGCCCTATACATGGTTGGATCTTCAGTTGATTGATCAGAGCTTGCAGAACCGGGGCCAAACCCTGAGCGCAACTGTTGACGCCCACGTTCTTGTCTTGCCTTTCGTGCTTCACCAACCTCTCGAGCCTCGTCGAAAGCCACTTTAGCCTCGCGCGTTTGCCTATTAAGTTCTGCGTCTTGGTCAGGAGTCCAGTAAACAGACCCTGTTTCTCTGTCTTGAAGCGTGACTAGCTCACCAGCAGCCGTCCTGACCATAACAATGTACTGAGGCTTTCCCTCTGATGCAGTCCTAGCTGTAACGTCATTAGAAACCAAAAACATATCGTCTCTAGCTATAGGTTCAGGGAACGCAAAATTTGTCCTAACTTCTTTTACTAGCTGGTCTTTTATATATGAAGTCTCACCATTAACAGCATAGAAGTCTTCTGGGCGATATTGCATAAACCCAAAATCTTCAGACTCACCCCAGTTGGCAACCATTGCTTTTTCTGTTTGCGTTCTAGCGTCTGACTCAGACATCCCGTTGATAAAGTATGTTTCGAATAAATCCTTGTATTGTCTAACAGCCCGAGCGCCATTTACATTAGGCATATCTCCTAAAGCGGCCTCAGTCCATGACTGGTACTTATCAGAAAAATCTTCATCGTTGATTGTTTCTTTAGCTCTCTCAACTCGATCTCTGTTCAGTGGATCGGTCATCCTCATCGCTTGCTTAACAGCTTCATCCCCCGGCAGCACTTCAGCCAAAGACGCAAACGTAGACGCGAATGCTCGTTGATTAGCGTTAACCAACTGATCGAACATCCCGGGTATCGCATCAACCCTATCAATAAGGTCAACAACGTCATTCATGCGTTCTATGTCTCCAGAGATCAAAGCAGACTCCGCCTCACGCTTTATTCTTGTGGGAATCAACCGGGTAGAGCCAATGAACTCAGCTTGTTTTGCTGTTTTAACGGGAGACGTATCAAAGTCAGCTAGGCTCTGCTCGTAATACACATCAACGTCTTTCTGTGTAAGGAGAATGGAATCATCACCAGCTATGACTTCACTAACTTTTGACACAGACTCCGCATTGTTTATATCAGTCTGATTCGTGGCTATAACTGAGTTAATTATTGATGTTCTTTGCTTAACGGTAATCAGGTCTTTGTCAAACAAAGCGTTTGTTTTCTCGATAATTTCGGTAGCGGGAAGCAAGTTGTTTGTAGCAGCAATCTGTAGATCAGAAACTTGGCGTCCTATCTCCCTCTTAGTATTTGCCAGCTTTTCAGCTTGCGCTTTTTCCTCAACCTGTTCAGCCATTGACAGCATAGACACTGCATTAGCCTTGAACGCATCAAATTCATCAGGGGTAAACTCGCCGGGGTTTTCTAAGGTGCTTAGGCGCTCAAATGCAGCGGTCTCGCCCTCGCTCTCAAGCACGTTCATCAGGCCATGCTTTATTTCCTGCTCTGCTACCTCGCGGGCAATAACCCGGTACCGCTCCTCAGCCCCTTCTTTTGATTCACCCCTATCAGCGACCATTGAGTCTAAGACCGTTTTAATTTCTAGCAGTGCTAAATCGGCCTGCTCAGCGTCCCCATTCCTTGCAAAGCTAGCCGCGTTGTTTCCTAGCGTCTCAATATTCGACAGCCTAGACTCGTCAGCTAAAGCGCGACCCCTAGCCGCTTGATTAGCAAAAACCTTGGTCTCATACGACTGAATGACATTATCGAGTGTTGCGCCGACAACGCCTTGGTAGTTGGGATCTATGCTAGAAGTTATGCCTTTCCTTACTTCTGCGGCGGCTTTTCCAAAACCCTCAACATCATCTGGATATTGTGCGGCAATACGCGCCATCTGTTCTTGAGAATCGACAGAAACCTGAGAGAGGTAGGCAGACTCCAATGCGTCGTTGTAAGAGTTGTCCTTGATAGAAAAGGCGGACAGTATGCCCGCTCTTTTTTCTAACGGCTGACCTGCTACCGCAGCAGCTTGACTAGATGTTAAAGTTGATTGCCCTCCACTCCCCTCAACATCATTAAAATCTCTTAGGCTGTCAGCAACTTCCTTTGCTTGACGCTGACTCTCCGCATCTTGAGCTGCTTTTTGCCCAGCAATAGCGCCTTCACGCTCACCTTCACGCTGCGCCATTCTAGCGCCAGCTTGATAAGCAACATCTTGTACCTGATCGGCCAGACCAGCTATCGCTTGCAACCGCCTAGCGGCAGAGTCATCTACCCCAGTAGGACGTAGCTGGCCGTAATATTTTATTTCTTTAGCCATTAAGTAACTGCCGAGTTCGTAGTCTTTGCTTTGGGCGATTTAGCGGGATCGCTCATAAGTCCAAGAGCCTTTGCGCCAGTGTCCAACAGCGTAGATGCTGCCTGTATGTTGCCTGTTAAACGCGCATTTTTAGCCGCACGTTTAAGTTGCGCTTGTCTTAATTGATCGCTTAGGCTCTCCATCCCCTCACCCATACCAATCTTTTCAGCAGCGGAGAGGGCAATACTTTGAGGCGTACCCTCACCAGCAAGCCCAGACGTAGACAAAGCAAGAGACCTCGCGGAAAGCATACGGTTTAGTTCTTCACGACGCTGTAGCTCACGGCCTGTTGCCGCAATAGCTTCTTCCTTTATCTGACGCTCCAACTGATTCTCTCGATCCTTTCCAGCAGACCGAGAAGCCGCAGCAGAAAAGCCGCCAGATACTACAGTTGTACCAAGGGCAGCAGCAGCGAGAGGGTTTGCGACAGCGGCGGCAGCGGTGGCAATACCAGCGCCCTTTATAGCGCCACCTATAGCCGCTAAAATTGTAAAAATTGCCATTAGCTGCTCTCCACTTCAAATTCAATCATTTGTATATGGAACGGGGTGGGGTCAGGAACCGTAAACACCGGCACCTCCTCTCTCGTCCATCCGTCTGTACCGTATATATCGTCAATGATACCCGTTAACACGTCTGGCGGGTTATCCAATGGGGTGTCTGGTGCAGGCACCGAATGCCCTGATCGGCACCGCGTTACCGTTAACGTACACACCGGAAGACTCAAATACACGGCTGTTAATTCTTACCACACGCTTCAAGCGCATTTGGTTCTGACCGCTACCGACATTCGTGTTCAACGGCATCGGCTTCAGTTCGATTGGGAAGTTTAGACCCACTTCAACGCTTGTATAGCCTGTCTCGCTAGACTCTAGGGTTATAGACCCGCTTGAGACCGCCCTAGGCTGCAGTACAACGCCGTCAGCAACGATCTGTACCGTCTGCCCCTCTAAGTGATCCAGCCCTGTAAGGACAGTCTGAGAGCTTGTAGGGGCTATCTTGGTTGATGCGTCCATCTTGTAATCGAAGTTCCAACGCTCCAAGAACTTAACAGTCGCGCTGTTAACGGTTCGCTCAGTGATGAGGTACAGGTCTTCGTCTACAACACACACGCCCTTAATGCTGCCGGTGTTCTCCCATCGAGTGAACCCGGTAATGTCCTGAGCGCGGAGGGTGTTAAGGATCACGCCCTTGCCGTCATTGTTTACAAAGAACACCCAGTTAGCATCGTCGCTCTGCGTACCACTCAACAGAGCCATGTCTACAGGCTGTGTAATTAGGTGAGAGGCGAGTACAGACAGGTCTTGTGTAACGTATGCGTCCTCATTAAACGAGAACACGAAGTCTCTAATGGACTTACCGTTACGATCCACAAAGATGGTGGAGCCGTCTACGTCCTGAGTCTCTACGTTTAGCGCACCGTGTGACGTTTGTGGTTTAACCTGCGCGTTTGATGGCGTGACAGGACTGCTAGTAACAGCAAACTCCGCACCAGATGTGAATATCTGCAAGTTACGACCGGGGAACACGTCAACAATGTCGTTCAGTTTACGAGACGAGATGGTTACAAAGATGGCCTCATCGTCATCACCGTCATCAATATCGAAGTCGAAGAACGATCCAGACTTGGAGAAGAACAACGACTGTGGCTTAGACCGAGTACCGCCAAGAACCAACCGTCCTTCATAGAAACATGCTGTCTTGGGGTAACCTCGGGTAGCTGACCAGATGTCCTCCTTGCGTGGAGAACCGTTTGTTGTCTTCGTAAACGTGATTGTCTTGTTTGCGGTGCCAGTAGAAGCAAATGCTGAGTACAGCTCGAAGTTTTTTGCAGACTCCCCGCCCACCGTGATGGTGTATTGAAACGCCCCAGTGGGAACGCGATCAACACTTACACCTGTCTCACCCATTACCGGCATTTCTTGGATATTGCGCTCGATGTTGAATTCCGTAGAAGATATCTCGTCCGCAGTAGAGTCACCGGCAAACGTAATGTTCTTAGACGTTACGCCCTCTATGTCGATCTGGAACTTATCACCGGGAACGAAGTGCGCGTGGTTCAGCGTCATTACCTGCACATCACTAACGGCTGCGGGACTTAGGTCATCGTTGTAATCGAACTGAGGCACGTTGCTAAACGGTATATCGTCGATAAACCACTCGGTGTCAGCGCCCAAGTTAATCAATCGCTTCGGTATCGTGTTCTCTTGGAACAACAGCATTACGTTCTCGACCTGCGTAGCGCGCACTTCGGGTACATCAGCGGACGCGATAGTGGTCTTGATGTCCGCTACATGGGTGTTTGGTGTGCGGAATACGCGAATGTTGTTCTCAGTCACGACTAACAGGTAGTGCCGAGCATCCTCTACGCTGAAATCCAGCATCTTGAAGTTAGATGCGGTAGCAGTCTGCTCAATCGGTGCAACTGTACCCACCGTAATAAAAACGCCGGGCAGATTATCACTGCCTATCCTAGCCAAGCGCCAGTATCTAGCCGTCTTTCCTACAAACAATCGGAAGTCTTGTGCTGGTTTTGTTGGCGTAACGTCGGTGATTAAGGGCACGCTAGCCGCGTCAACATAAGTTACGTCATCGGTCGAATACTGAATCTTGAAATCATCAGACCCTATGTTGGTTCCGCCAGTAAGAAACACGTTCCTAACGTCGAAGAACTCTATCGCCTTGGCAGATCCTAGATCGAACTTACAAACCACATACGGGTTTGTCGTGGATATTGCTGCGGTAGTTGTAGATACCGTGGTGTCATCGTCATCGTTTATGTTCCCAGCAGTACCGCCAATACCCGATGGAATAGTGGCAGCAGTAGTATTGCGAGAGAGGGTGTTGATGACAGTCTGCACATACTCAGTACCGGGCCGACGCTTCATCCCACCTTGAGGGACAATGACCACGTTCTTAGCGGTCTGCACACCCTGATAATACTGAGCAAGGTCGATACGACCCTTCAATAAAGGACTAAGCTCGCCACTCACAAAGCTAGATTGGATGAATCGCGTCTTAGCCACGATTAGTACCTAACGTTCGTAAATGGATTACTTTGTATCCTCGTCTGTGGATGCTGCTGAGAGTCCGTAAAACGCGCCATACGGGACGCATTCATATACTCCGCAGCCATCTCTCCCCTTGCCGTAGCACTGTCCCTGACGCTCGTAGCGAAGTCCTTGGCTAATGCGTACTCAATCATCTTGGAGAAGTAGATAGGCCACTCACTCTCAGGTACGTCATAGATGTAGTCGCAGTACAGAGCGGACTTACCATTGGCGTATACCTTGTCGCCATACACTTGATAGCTGGTATTGGGGTATAGCTTGATAAGTACCAGAAGGTCGGTTGGCAACTGATAGATAGACTGCCATTCGGGATCTGCAGGGACATCGGTCGTTAGTGAGATTTGCGCTTTCTTACGAGCGAACCCCCACCGATGTTTGGTCAGTTCAAACTTTACAATGTTGTCGTACAGGTTAGACCCAACCTGCTGGGCACGAGTGTTCCCGTCTAGCGTGTTGATAGGCGAATCACCAACGAGGATCAGCGCGTTACTTACTAGGTCGATCTTACTCGCCATATCTTTCCCTCAAAAAAAGAGCGGGGGGCCGAAACCCCCCACCCAAACTAGGAGTCGCCTAGCGCCGTACCAGATGCACAGTCAATCGCTGTTCCGGTATTACTCTTCACAAACGTGACAGTAACCGCAGCAGCATCGCTATCACTTACGAAGATAACGTCGTTGACCTGCAACTCGTTGATTGCTGGCAAGAAGTAATTCGCGCCAGTAACCGTGGCGATAGAGTCAGAAGACGCATATGCGTATACCTTCTGAGCATCGCCCATCCCGCCAATGCGAGAAAGTTTGTCGTAATCAAAAGCCATGAGAGACCCTCCTTTAAGCAGTCTTGTCGTATTGAACTTTAACCAGACCACCCTCGTCGCGTACGACAGAGCCAGCTTTCAGCATACCGTTGGTTAACCAAGCAGTACGTTCAGCAATCCAGTTGACTTCGGTCTTCATGTCGATACCAATGGCGAGGCCAATAGCAGGACGTTGGAAGAACCATGAATCCACGACGTTCCCCGCTTCAGTCAAACCACCCTCGGTACGAGTCTCTAGGATGATGAACTGGAAGCCTACAAGCGTGTTGATCTCACCAGACACCAAAGCCTTGATGTTCTGGTAGTCAGCGTTTGTAGCTTTCTCGTCGTTCAACAAACCACCCAGACCGCCAGCTTCGATAGCTGCGAACAACTCAGTGTTCGGTACGCCCTGATCGCGCAGTTCTACCTGTGCATCAATGACCTTAGCCATCGTCAGGTTAGTACCGCCAGCAGCTACAGCCGTGGTGAGAGGGGTAGATGCGTCCATAGCGTCGATAACCAACTGGTCACAACGACGGCCCAAGGCACCTGCAATAGTGTTTGCAAGTTCTTGCTTCTCATCGAAGTTAACTTCAGCGGCATCAAAGATGTCCGTGTACTCGGGAGCGTTCCAGTTAGCCAGCGTGGCAGTCTTGAACTCGTGAGACACGTCCATTGGCGTTACCAGATCAGAAGTAGACTTCTGGTTGGCAAGTCCTTTGCCCATGCGACGGAATTTGTAGGTATCACCCACAACATTATTACGAACAGTAACACCGCCTTTCAGCAGGCCCATGCCTTGGTAGGCATGCTTGACCATACTGTCAAACTCGGTTACCGCAACAGCGGAAAGATTCTTTGACATTACTAAGTCCTCAAAGTTGTCAAAATTAATTTAACGAGGCGTTATTGCCTCTCACTCTAAGGTCTTAAACTGAGTACCCGACAGATCGGTCAGTCTTTAACCTAAATCTGTCAGGCCCAAATGGGGTATCCGACGGGTGTAAGATACCACATTTTTCGGTTTGTCAATAATAAATTTAGCCAAATGTTTGCGAATATGGCTTATCACCACCAAATTCTTTCATCATCCGCTGTATTTTGGCCTCATGGCTGCTGTCAATCGACCTCAGTAGCTGTCCGTTCTCATGCTTCCTGAACATCTCAGCCTCGATGTCATCCCATGTCATACCACCGGGTTCAATGTGCCCGTCGATAGGTAGCTTGGCCGGTGCAGTAGCGCCGATCAACGCCTCCACCAGTTCGATAGACTCCGCGCTGTTGACCGCATAACGCACCTTCTCATAGGTTTCGTTGTCGAGGTTGTTCTTCATGAACTGTTCAACAGTCTTCACACGGTCGGTAGCGTTGTCCCCTAGGCGTTGCATCTCCATCTCGGCAGATACTTCCTCAACCGCCTCACCCTGAGCGATTAACAGTTCCCATGCCTCATTGAATGAGGACTGATTCATGTTGGTCTTCTCGGCAAAGCCTTTGAGCGCGTCCATTAGTTCGTCGCCTTGCTCCACTCCCTCCGGCATTGCGTAGCCATCCTTGGGTGCGCCAGTAAAGCCGCCAAACTTCTTCTCTAATTCTGTGTATGCCTTGGCTTGGTCAGCCACGGACTTGTATTTCTCAGCCTTGTACCACTCAGGCGTGTCACCAGTGCCCTTGATTCCTTCCGTTAAGAAGTATTCACCTTCTGAGAGGGTGGGCTCTGCTGCATCAACGAGTGATGTGGGTTCATTGCTTTCAAGGGTGTCGTTTTCAACGGCCTCTGACATTCTTATCTCCAAGGATAGTTTATTACAGCCCGCTTAGGGCTTACAGGTTGGTGCTTGAGAAGGATCTGTACCAATCTCCGCTCACCGTTTAACAGTGCGAGATCGTTTACGTCTATCCAATCAACGTGTTGACCAGACTTGTAGCAACGAAACGCCCTGAATTTGTGTATGTACTCGAACTTATCAATCCCGTACTGGGTGCCTACCTTCTGCAGCCAGCCCATATCAAACTTGATCTTCTTCAGGTAGTCGGGTTCAGCGCATACCACCTCGATCTTGCTCTTGGTTGCCCGCTTCTTGGGCTTCACTTCTTCCAGTTCTTCGACTTCTTCCACTTCGCTCATACTTTCTCCGCTTGTTGGATGTAGTGGACGATCATCCTAATGACCCCCGCCTCACCGTTGTGATATGCAGCCTCGTACTCTACGTTCCGCGCCCCAAGGTCAGTGGAGTTGTCTAACAGGAACTTCCTAGTCAGATCCTCCACCACCTTTTGCCCGTCTTCGGTAGCGAAACACCGGCTGTACGCCTTCGTTAATTCAGAGAAACGCTCTCTGGCCTCCGCAGCGGCCTTGTGAGCGTCCTCATTGCTACCCTCTATGCTTTGCCAAGTCATTCAACCGCCTGCAACTGGGGCTGTTGTGGGGGCATCTGGGCCTGTTGTTGAGCCATTTCCTGCTGCGCTCCGGCTTCAATAGCCTGTTGCTTCTCCGTATCGCTACGAACTAACTGGGATGACATGCCGGTCTTCTCAGCAACGTAGCTGCCGAAGTCCTCAATCTTGAATGACGTAGCAATCAGGTCAGGCCCAGCGTTAGCAGCGACGAACTGCACCGCTTGTTGTAGCGATAACAAGTCCTCACCATCCTGAGCACGGGCGAGGGGGGATGTGAACTTTACTTCCACGTCCTTGCCGTCCAACTCAATCGGCATAATCAGACCGCGACGGGTCAGGATCGACACCACCCTCTTGAGGATAGGTATCAACACCTCTGTCTGTAGCCGTCCGAATGCAGAACCGATGCGCTTCGCTAGTTCTCGACTCTCGATAGCGATCTCGGTGGCAGTACGGACAGGCCCAGCAGGGTCGCGCAGGTCGTTGAACAGCGCCAGTTTGATAGCATTCTGTAGCTCGGTGATCTCAAACTGTGCGAGTCCAAGGTTCGTTCCTGTGTCCAGACGCATGATCGACGGGTTGCTGGTGTTGTTCGATCCAACAGGGATGACAACGCCCGGCGCTATGGTCAGGTTGTACGGGTTGGTCACACCGTCATCGGTGGCTGTGTACATACCGGCCAAGTCGATAGCCGCCTTCTGCAAGACAAACTCTTTGGCCTTGTTCAGACTGCGTACATCGGGCAGACACTGCATTGCAGGCCCGCGACCACGCACTTCACCGGCTACCTTTGTGTAGCGACCAGTGACCCAAGGCGATGTCTCACCGAAGTCCTCGATCCATGAGAACCTATCTTCGTCGTTCACCCACAGACAGCCGTAGTACCGTTTCGCTTTCGGCTCGAATACCACACCCTCACACACTTTAAGGTCAGCATCGGGGGAGTTCTCGATGATTGCGCGTACAGTCTGCGACACTTCAACGCCACGCCACATTCGCTCAAGCAAACGAGCCTTCACACTGAACCTGCGCCAGTGCGTCTCAATGTTACCAAACGGCCCTTCCTCAAACGCGATACCCTTTTGAGGTATGCAGTGGAAGACAACGGGGTTCATATCGTCATCGGTCTCGTCAATGCGGAGCGTTGCTGTACCGATCAGCAGATCCAGCGCAGCCTCATAGAACTGAGTGCCAAAGTTACTGCGATTGATGTAGTCAAAGACTATAGCGCCCTGCTTGTCGAGGTTCTCGCGCACCTGTTGCTCAGTGACACCCACGTCACCTTGCTCGAGTAGCTCCAAGACCTCGTTGCTGGGTTGGAATGCAGCCCATCTCGCTTGGATCGGTGCGATGTTTTCTTGCAACTTGCTAGCAGCCTGTTGAATGGCGGTGAGGGAGGTTGAATCGAATATGCGATCCATCTTCTTCTGACCCGTGTTCTGCGTCTCGAACAGGTTGCGCTGAGGTAGGAAGTATTCGTACACGTCGGACATCTGGTCGTGCCACATGCCCTCGGTGTCAAACGCCCGCTTCTCTCTGCGCTTCATGTCCTTAACGGAGCCAAGGTACTTGGGCGACTTCATGCGATGCCCCGCACGTTGATGCCGCTCAGGATGCTTGCGCGTTGTGCTGCAGATGGCATTGATGCCTTGCTCGCCTTGCCTCTACCCATGCCCGAAGCCGCAGCCTTACGACTTGCCGGTGCCCCTGCCAACAGTGAACGTGTGCCTAGTTGCCCACGTCGTTGTGCCCG